CTGAAACCTTCTCTCCCTGAAACCACCAGCACAGTGCCAGATTCACCTTTTAATAAACCAGATACGCTGGACTTTGATGCAAACTAATACTGAATCAAGCCAGATCAAACGAGGGGTCGGGCTAATTGGTAGCACCGAACCTAGAATCCACACGCCTTTACTAAAAGGCAACAGTAAAGTAGATGAGGTTGCGGATCTAGCTGAGAAAATAGGTTTACCTTTAATACCCTGGCAACGTTTTGTATTGCAGGATCTTTTATCTATAGATGAATCCGATAACTGGCGCAAGAAGACAGCTCTAGTATTAGTAGCACGTCAAAACGGCAAAACACACTTAGCACGTATGCTCATATTAAGCCATCTATTCTTATGGGGTTCTAAGAATGTCCTGGGCATGTCATCTAATCGGAATATGGCATTAGATACATTTAGGCAGGTTGCATACACAATAGAAGATAATCAATTCTTAAAAGATCAGGTAAGGCAGATACGCCTGGCTAATGGTCAAGAATCTATTAGCTTGCTTAATGGTGCTAGATATGAAATAGCCGCAGCTACAAGAGATGCGCCCCGGGGTAAGACCGCAGATTTCTTATACATTGATGAATTACGTGAATGGTCAGAAGAAGCCTTTACAGCTGCATTACCAGTAACACGTGCAAGACCTAACTCGATGACTTTAATGACAAGCAACGCAGGTGATGGCTTTAGTACAGTGCTTAATGATTTAGTAGAGCGTTGCAAGTCTTATCCACCAGAGAATCTAGGCTATTACGAATATAGCGCACCGCAACATTGCAAAATACATGATAAGAAAGCCTGGGCTATGGCTAATCCAGCATTAGGTCATTTAATAACTGAGCAGACATTAGAAGAATCGGTAAGTACCAACAGCATAGAAGCTACACGTACTGAAATGTTATGCCAGTGGGTAGATAGCACACAAAGCCCATGGGTATATGGATCTATTGAAGCATGTAGTGATAGCACGTTAGAAATCCCTGTCGGCCCTCAGACTATAATGGCCTTTGATATTGCACCTACTAGACGTTCTGGCGCTTTGGTTATGGGTCAGATAAAAGATGGCAAAGTAGCCGTAGGACTTGCACAACTTTGGCATAGCGACATAGCCATAGATGAAGTTAAAATGGCAAGTGACATAAATGAATGGGCTAGAAAGTATCACCCACATATAATCTGTTTTGACAAATACGCCACACAAACAATAGCCACAAAATTAGAACAAAGTGGCTGGAGATTACAAGATGTAAGTGGCCAGGCTTTCTACCAGGCTTGCTCAGACCTGGCAGATGGCTTAGCCAATAACCGCATAGTTCATTCTGGTCAGGCAGACCTAGTACAGCACTTAAATAACTGCGCTGCTAAAACAAATGATGCTGGTTGGCGCATTATTAGGCGTAAGTCGGCTGGTGATGTTACAGCTGCTATATCTTTGGCTATGGTCGTATCAGAATTAACAAAACCACAAAAAACAGCGCAAATCTTTGTCTAACTTGCACCATTAGTCCGTTTTATGGTATAAAGTATATCTATGGGTCTATTGTCTGCTTTGGGTATAAATAAAAAAACTGAATCCGTACAAGCGCAATACGCCCCTGCCATTATGGACACAGCCTACGGCTATGGTTCATTTACAACAGGTGTTGGTAATTTCCCTGGTGGATTAGATCGCAATTATGCAATGCAAGTACCTGCGGTTTCACGTTGCAGAAATCTTATAGCTGGTGTAGTTTCCTACTTGCCGTTAGGTCTTTACAAAAAGTCTAATGGTGAGGAGTTGGGGAACCCTCTATGGCTCGAACAACCAGACTATCGGCAACCAAGATCCGTCACCATATCGTGGACAGTTGATAGTCTGTTGTTTTATGGTGTTGCATATTGGCGTGTAACAGAATTATATGCAGATGATTTAAGACCATCACGTTTTGAATGGGTGGCAAATAACAGAGTTACATTTACAACTAATAAGTTTGGCACAGAGGTCGAGCAATACTTTTTAGATGGAGTTGCGTGCCCGATGACAGGTCTAAACTCTCTCATCACATTCCAGGGATTAACACAAGGCGTATTACAAACAGCAGCACGTACAATTCAAAGTGCATTAGATATTGAAAAAGCAGCGGCTGTATCAGCACAGACACCAATGCCATCAGGTTACATTAAAAACACTGGCGCAGATTTACCAGAGCAACAAGTATCTGGATTATTAGCACAATGGAAACAAAGTCGTCTAAATAGATCTACAGCATATTTAACATCTACTCTATCTTATGAAACTACAGGATTTAGTCCTAAAGATATGATGTATAACGAAGCACAACAATATCTAGCCACACAAATTGCACGTGCTATGAACGTACCTGCATATTACATAAGCGCAGATATGAATAACAGCATGACTTACCAAAATATTATTGATGGTCGCAAAGAGTTTGTAGCCTATTCACTACAGCCGTTTATCTGTGCAATTGAGGATAGACTCAGCATGGATGATATAACAGCCAGAGGACATTCCGTAAAATTCAAAATCGAGGAATCGTTTTTAAGAGCTGACACAATGAAGCGCCTAGAAGCATTAGAAAAAATGCTATCTCTAGGTTTAATTGATGTGGAAGAAGCAAAGGAAATGGAACAAATGACACCTAACGGAAGAGAAACAGAAGATGAAACTTACATTCAGTAGCCAGGTAGAAGCCGCCGATGGCGAGCGTAGAGTTATCGCTGGCAAAATTGTGCCGTTTGAAAGTGTAGGGCACACTTCGGTTGGCAAAGTCGTTTTTGCTAAAAATTCTATAGAAATTGGCGATCCTGGCAAAATTAAAATGCTTATGCAACATTCAGCAGATCGACCAATAGGCCGTATGCAAAAATTTAATGAAGCAGAAGATGGTATTTACGCTAGCTTCAAAATTAGCGCTAGCATGGCTGGACAAGAAGCGCTCATTCTTGCAAGTGAGCAACTAATTGATGGCCTGTCTGTGGGTGTAGATGTAAATAAGTCAATACAGAAAAAAGAATATTTATATGTTACTAGCGCTACCTTGCGTGAGGTCAGCCTAGTCGAATCTCCAGCCTTCGGAGAAAATGCGAGGGTAACTAAAGTTGCTGCTAGTGAAAACGAAGCAGAGGACACAAACCAAACAACAGAAAGCGAGGCTCCTGTGGAAGATTTAGCAACAGCGCCACAAGAAGCAAAGGCAGAGGCTGCTACTCCTACAGTAGAAGCTGCTCGCCCAGTAATTACAGCACCATTAATTCAGACATCAGTACGTACGCCAATTACATCTATGGCTGCATACACAGAGCACAAAATTAAGGCTGCTCTAGGTAATGATGATTCAAAACTGTACATAGCTGCAGCTGATGACTCATTCTCAACTAACCCAGCATTCAATCCAACACAATACCTAAGTGAGTTTGTAACAAACACACGTTTTGGTACTCCAGCAATCGATGCATGTTCACAAGGCACACTACCAACTTCAGGTATGACCATTTCAGTACCATCTTTGGTTACATCAGCTGGTGGATATAACGGAGTTGCACCAGAAGTAACTGTAGAAGCCGAAGGCGGATCAGTACAAAACACAGGTATGGAAACTCAGTACCTAACAGGTACAGTGTCTAAGTACTCAGGTATGAACACACTATCTGTTGAATTGTTAGAGCGCTCAGACCCTAACTTCTATGCAGAACTAACAAAGCAACTTGAATATGCTTATTTGAAGCGCCTAGATCAGACAGTATTAGCTGCTTTGATCCAAGCATCTGCTAACGGAACAAACACATCTGCAGACCTTGATGGTATCGTTGCATTCTCAACAGAAGCAGCACGTACTATCTACACAAACACTGGCTACTTCGCACAGAACTACATTGCTAACCCAGCACAATGGGGAGCATTAATCGGTGCACAAGATACAACAAAGCGCCCAGTATTTAACGCATTGCAACCAATGAACGCAGCAGGACAAGTTAATCCAACATCTATCCGTGGTAACGTGCTAGGACTTGATCTATACGTAGATAAGAACTTCACAGCTACAACATTTGATGATGACTCAGCGATTATCCTTGCACCAGAGGCATTCACTGTTTATCGCTCAGCACAAAACTTCATGTCTGTAAACGTAGTATCAAACCTACAAGTACAGGTAGCAATTTACGGCTACATGGCAACAATCGCCAAGATGCCTAACGGAATTGTTAAGTACAAGAAGTCTTAATTAAATAAATCAGTAATCTCTGGGGTTTAGTAGCCCTAGCCCCAGAGAGCTATTAGCAAAGGAGTAGAGATGCCAGCCCAATTTGTTACAGTTGCCGAGTTAAGGGCGAATCTTGGAATTGGTTCTCTCTACTCCGATGCGACAGTAGAAGAAGTTTGTCAAACCGCAGAAGATTTAATAAGCGAATACTTATGGCATAACGATGCCCCAGTAGTCGGCACAGCAATCCAAGACAATGTAGCAACATTAATGCTGGCTAATCCAAACGCATTTGTGGCAACTCAACAAATTACTGTAACCGCCTGTGGCTCACCATTTAATGGTACTCACACAATTACTGGCACTATTCCGCCAAGCACAGGCACAACAAGTGTAATCCCTTTATTTATGTACAACTGGGGTAATGTCAATTATCCTAATGGTTATTCATTTGTACAATTTGCAGTAACATCTGCCGACCAACAATTTCACAAAGTAGTACCTTATGGCAACGCAAGAGGCCCAGAACACAAGACCCAATCTTATGCGAGCACCCCTGCAATCCGAGAAGCGGCCATGATCATAGCCGTAGATATCTGGCAAGCTAGACAAGTTAGCCAGACGGGTGGGGTCGGTATGGATGGGGTCAGTGCGAGCCCATATAGGCTCGGCTTCCAACTGGTCAATAGAATCAGGGGCCTCATCCAGCCGTATGCAAGTCCTGCAACATTGGTGGGATAATGCCAGCCGCAATAACGACATTACGTAGCACATTAGCGACAACACTTACCAATGCTGGCGTGTGGTCAGTATTTAGTTTTCCCCCAAGTACTCTCCTCGCCAACGCAGTAGTAATAACCCCGGGCGATCCTTACATAACACCATCTAACAATGATGAAATAAGTGTTAATCCGTTGGCAACTTTTAGAATACTTATTACTAAACCAGCATTAGACAATCAAGGCAACCTGGCTGGTATGGAAGATTACATTTTGGCAGTAGTAACTAAACTGGCTGCCGCAACCTATCAAATGAACATATCTAGCGTTTCTGCACCAGCAATAGTTAACGCAGCTAGTGGCGACTTGCTAGTATCAG